CAGATGTGTACAAAGTTTGGCGAAGGCATGGATTGTAATGTTCGAACTGATTTTGAACCCGCTGATTTCTTTAAATTATTTTTACCTATAACTTATGGAGATGATATGCTTTGTGGTGTAAAATCATGCATTAGTTCTAATTTTAACAATGTTACATATGCTCATTTTGTATCGCGTGTTTTTGGTATGGAATTTACGTCAACTGAAAAAACAAAAGTTTTGTATCCATTTAAGGATATTAATCATATTTCTTTTTTAAAACGAACTTTCAAAGATTCAAAACTTTTAAATAGAAAAGTTGCTGTTTTGGATAAGGATTCGATGGTTAAAAGTTTGACATACGTTTTACCATCAACGGAAGTGTCTGTGGAAACGCAGACAGTAGAAATAATGATATCTGTTTTGAGAGAATTATTTTTTTATTGTGATTCAGTTAATCAATATAATCATTACAGATTCAAATTTTTAAAAGTTGTATGTGCTAAGACTACGTACATACGAGAGGAAGCTGAGAAGATATTTCCTACAGCAGAACAACTGCTTGAAGCATATCTTTAAGAGCTGATGGCTTATACAAAATGAGATTGTGCCGTAAAACAATTTGTCTTTGGTCAAAAGTAATATACTGAATAATTATACACACTTGATTGGATGTAAAGTGTATTTATTTGCAGGAATTTTGACGTCTGGTGGAGTCCTATTTAGGATTACTATAACTACTTCATCGCCACCATACAACTCGGGGCAATCCCCTGAGAATAGGAAGAATAGTTCATCCATAGAATAGCAGTTTGACTCAATTGTTATTTAAAAATACCGAGTCGGGAAAACATATAAAGAAATTATGGAAATTATTTCCAAAAAGGACATTAATTGTCCAAAAACTAAACAAAAAGTTTCTGCCGAAATTAAAGAGCTTTCAGATGCGTATGATTTGGAGGAGACTAAAAAACTTCTTGAATTTAGGAAATATAAACGAGAGAAGATATGCAGAGAGCACAGTATTTCAACTGCAAATCTTGGGTCTATTGATAGTCAATTGTTCCATACACAACGCTCATTTTCTTCAGAATCAAATCCAGAGGGGCTTACTACAAATGATGTTTTTGATGTCATTAACACTTCTCCAAATGATTCCCTTATTGATTCTGGTGTGAAAAATGCTGATGTTAATCAGTTTTTGAAACGACCTGTATTAATTTATGATGGAACTATTACTACTGATCCATTTAGTGCTGCTATTGATGTATATGACATTTGGTCAAAGGATCCTACTATCCGCGCTAAACTTTCTCATTATGCTTATTTTCATTCAGATATGCGTATACGTGTAACTTTATCATCA